GTCATGTATCCGTATTTCAGACCTTTAGCGATTTTTGTATTTGCGGTGGTTAGTAACTTCATGGTGCTATTGTATGCTAGTTTTTAATGCGTCTCCACATCGGCGGTGAAAAGGTATGTATCAGAATCAGTGTGTGCCAATCCAATCCGATATGCAATATCACCAATTTCATCCAATGTATCCGTAGACCATTCAATGTTATTTTCCAAGATTCCGAGAACCTTACGTGCGAACATAATCAATTTTTCGTTTTCGTTCATGGTGCTATTGTATGCTAGTTTTTAAGAATGGTACATCGGGTGGGGATTGAACCCACGACCAAGAGTTTATGATGAAAAACATAACCATTTGATTAAATAATTACATGGATAAACAAATGATACAAGATGCTGTAAATGAAAAACTCACAATAAAGGAACTTTCCGAAAAATTTAATTGTAGTAAAACAAACATTAGATATTGGCTGAAAAAGTATGATATTAAAATACAATCAAAGTTTTCACACAAATCAAAAAATGGTGATTGTGTAAATTGTGGAAAGATGTTGACAGGACTTCAGAGAAAATATTGCTCCAATATTTGCAAATGTAATCATAATAATCGCAATGTAAATGATGGTAAAGGTTATCAGACATATCAAAATCAAAAGAAACGCGGACACGATAGGAAACGCGAATTTGTTGAATTGAAAGGTGGTGGTTGTCAATTATGTGGATACAACAAATCTCTGCGAGCATTGACATTTCATCATCGCGACCCATCTGACAAAAAAACCAATTTGGATATTAGAGGGTTGAGTAATCGAACATATTCAGCATGTCTTAAGGAAGTTGAGAAATGTGATTTGTTATGTTTCAATTGCCACATGGAATTACATGAAAATGAACAGTGGTAGGGGCGACAGGAATCGAACCTGCTTTCTCACGATTATGAGTCGTTCGCTTGACCACTAAGCTTCACCCCCATTTTACCTGCTCTGACCTCTGAGCTACAAGCGCATATTATGTAAAAATTATATTGTAGTTTTTATTCTTCCCAAGGAATGCCGATGTCCTCATCCTCATCCTCATCTTCATCCTCCATATCATCCTCTTCAATGTATCCTTCGCTTTCGCAAAGGTCTTGGACTTCGGATTCGGACATGTAACTAAGACAGGCTTTCATCACGTCTTCAGCTTCCAAAATTCCTTCTTCTACTAACTCGATCAATCGATTGGTGTATTGTCTCATAATGTGTGTAAAGTATATTGTAGTTTTTAAGAGAGATATTCTTTTTCAATCATGTCAGCGATTTCAGCGTGTGACTTTTCTTCCATGCCATTAGCTCCATCATTCCAAACAGCAGCCCATTGTCCATCCAATAGGAAGTTGTCACCACAACCGTCTGGCAATGCGAAAACCTCATCCAAGTCAATGTTTGGTGTTTTCCAACTACAAAAAGAATTTCTTTCCTCACCACAGATGTCTTCTGCCACATGAGCCATAACACAGAGGCAGCAGCGACCACCATTTTCATCCATCATTAGATTTTTAGCTTTCTTAGGATTCTCACGTAAAGCTTTCACAGCTTTGCGAAGGTTGTCTTTCTTTTGTTCTTCTGTAAATTTAGTAGTGATAATCATATTGCGTGTGTAAAGTATATTGTAGTTTTTAAGATTGCCTCCCCCCTAGCACCACCAAGGGGAGAGGACTTTCACCATGTTACCGAAAAATTTACCAACTGGCGCGATAGAAAAGACGATGGTTCTTAAAATCAAAGACTCGCAAAATCTCCTCAAAAGTATTCAGAGCATCATTGATTCGCTCAAAATAATACTCATCTTTGTCAGTTGAGCCAAAGAAGAAACCAGATACAGGCTCAAGGTCTTCAACAGGCTCTCCGTTACTAACAGCCCGAAGATCATCAATCAACTCGATCAGAGTTTCTTCGTCAATCTCTGACGGTTGGCACTCATCAACGCCATCTTGCACACGACTGACAAACCAGTTATGCAAAGCGTTAAATTTGCGCCAGTATGCTACCTCATGAAAGATGGTGTAAAATCCATCAATGTATTCATACTTACGAAGAGGTAGAAACGGTGCAGCTTCTGGACTCTCTGGAGTGAGTGTGTCGTGGTCAATCGCTCGCAATTCTTCAATAGAATGATTGGTGCGATTCGTGCGGTTAAGATACATGTCAAGTCCCATAATTTTAGTATTGTTTGATTGTGTGTGTAAAGTATATTGTAGTTTTTAAGCTTTCGATGCCCACTCACGAATGAAATTCAATCGTTCAGCATTCTCGTAAATAGTTCCTTTAATTGATTCACCATTGCGATGATAATCACCAAATGGATACTCATCATTCCATCCGATAATACGCTTCAATGGTCGGGATTCAACCATAATTTTGTTAGTCCATACATCATAGTTGTTACACAGCCCAACATCTAAACAGAACCAACTGCAACGGATATTTCCATTAAGGTTGTCTAGTATGAGCTTGCAAAATTGTGCGACTTGTTGTTCCTCGGTTGTCATATTGTGTGTGTAAAGTATATTGTAGTTTTTAAGATTGCCTCCCCCCTAGCACCACCAAGGGGAGAGGACTTTCACCATAATACGATTAACGGAAATTGATGATTTCAAAAGTTTTGTAGTTGATGATCTTCTTTAGGTAATTGATGATCTTCTCTGGTGTATCATCGAAGCACAAAGGATGCGTTCCAATCTGATTGTTCATACGATATTCAATGTGTTTATTGTGGATTGTAAATACTAAGTGCTGCATGTCTTAATTATAAGCTAGTTTTTAACCGTAGGTGTGATACATACCCATGAATTTTGGCAATCTATCTTCAATTTCAAAGATGTCAATTTTGTCTTGTCCTGACACAAATTCAATCTTGAAAAAGTGGAAGATCATACTAGTCTTTGGGTAGTGGTCTGATTCCAGATGATAAACCATCAGATCATCATCTTTTTTTCTAATAACGATTGTGTATTTTTTCATGTTAGAATAACGTAAATCCAAGAAAGTATGCAACAAATATAAAGGAAAATTGATTTTGTATGTAATACTATCAGGGTGAAGTAAATGTGGAATAAATTCAAGATGCGTATGATAGGTTAGTTTTTAAGATTGGAGATGGTGATCGGCGTTTTGCATTTCGTGCAACGATAAGTGCGACCACCTTTTACGATTCTATTGTGCAAGATAGTGGAAACAGAATGTTCCATGCAATCACAAGAGTATTTGAATCGTCTTACCTTTCGTGCTGGAGTCGTCTTGTATTTGTGACAACGTAGTAGCTCATGACCCACCAATGCCTTGCAACAGTCCTTCCATTCCTTTCCATGCGATTTTGAGCGTGGATGATGATAGCGTTGAATAGCATGTGCCAATTCGTGCGGCACTGTGGTTGATAGATACACATTCAAATTATCTTTGGCAATGTCCAAATTCCATCGTAGTGTCGAATCCGAATAACTCCAAACATACTGACCTGCACATCGTCCACGTAACGTGAAATCGTGTGTGGTCTTTGGATAACGCAAACCTTTAGACTTTGCGATCTCAGTAAGAAATTCAACTCGATTGATAATGGCTTGTTTGACAGCGGTGATGTCCATGGTGCTATTATATTCTAGTTTTTATTCGCCCATTTCAGGATTTTAGCCAAATCCTTGGTATTTTTAATGGGTTTCGATTTCCCATCATAATGCGCCACGTGTTCTTTCTTACCACACTCGTTGTCGAAAATATACCAAGCAATCCAACCATCAGGATCAATCTCATCTAGCAAAGTATCAAACATTGTCCAGATAGCATCGAAAAACTTTCCATTGTAATCCATGACACCAAGAGCCTTCAATTGATCTATCATACCATCGACCTTTCGATAATGATCGACTATCTTGTCAACTTGTTCTTTATATTGCTCTTTAGTTAGTGATTTCTTTTTCATCGTTCCAAAAGTCTTCAAATTTAACAGTCTGTAAATTGTGTGTAAAGTATATTGTAGTTTTTAAGAGAGATATTCTTTTTCGATCATGTCAGCGATTTCAGCGTGTGACCTTTCTTCTACATAAATATCCCCATCATCATAATCTCCATCATTCCAAAGAGCAGCCCATTGTCCATCCAATAGGAAGTTGTCGCCAGAAGGTGAGGTATCTTTCACGTTAAAGACTTTACGTAAGTCGATTTCTGGTGTTTTAGAACCACAAAAAGAATTTTTTTCTGCGCCACAAATGTCTTCTGCTACATGAGCCATGACACAGAGGCAGCAACGACCACCATCATCATCCATCATCTGCTTCTTAGCTTTCTTAGGATTCTCACGTAAAGCTTTCACAGCTAGTCGGAGATTGTCTTTCTTTTGTTCTTCTGTAAATTTTGGAATAGTAATCATATTGGGTATAAAGTATATTGTAGTTTTTAATGATTATGCAAATCATCCAATGCTCGCCGAGTCCATGGAAATACTGTGGGATGCATGTCTTCTAAAGATTTTTCCTCCATCCAAGCATCTTGCCATCTAATTGCTTCTGCTCTCGCTTCGTTTAATAGGTGGCGCAATTCTTGATTTTCCATAACCAACTCTTGTATCGAATTTGACCTATCACCAAGATCAGGACGTTCCCGAAGCAATTTGTTCAGCTTAACCATATTGTCGTGATTAGCTTTCCATAGATCGCGTTCTTCACGAAGTCTGATTATTTCTTGTTTCTGTTCAACTGTCATATTGTTTTCAATTCATACAAACATGAGTCCATGTTGCGATAGTAATTATGGGCATTATGATCGACCTAGATTCTAATGATAAATATGTGAGTATCAATGCTATGAATGTCATGTGGTGATAGTATGTGTGTCTTTAAAGTGGTGGAGCAACCAAGGAACTTCCCCTTAATATGCAGCAAGATTCGCGTGCATCTTGCCTCTCGGTAAACGAGCTGCCCCATTGAAAATGTAATGTAGTATTATAGCACAAAAAATTGTTATAAAAGATAAATAATAATATGGAGAGAAATAAATTAGAGGAATTGGTAGGTTCTGGTATGTCCACTTATGAGATAGCAAAGCATATGACCACTTCACAGACTAATGTGAGATATTGGTTGCGAAAATATGGGTTGAATACTCGATACATTCAAGAAAAAAATGGTTTTAGAAATGGTAAAAAATGTGTGTGTTGTAGTAACGATCTATTAGGACATCAAAGAATGTTTTGTAGTTCAAAATGTAACGTTAAACATCATTATTCAAATAATATCAAAGAAAATCCAAACACTAATAGCAGACAAAAAGAAGTTTCGATAAAAAGAAAAATGATACTAATAAACATGAAAGGTGGTAAATGTCAATTATGTGGATATAATAAAAATATGGCTGGACTCACATTCCATCATCGTGACCCAGAAAACAAAACATTCGGTCTCAACACTAGGATGTTGTCTAATACAAAATTCGAATCTATTTTATCAGAAGCTGAGAAATGCGATTTATTATGTCATAATTGCCATATGGAAACACATTATCCAGATTTAGCAATGTCCTGATAACAAATATAGAATGAAAATGGTGAGGATTAAGGGACTCGAACCCCTATGGCAATCCATTACAGTATTATTACGCCATGACTTAGAAGGTCACTCTGTTAAATCCCCATTTTATGTTTGTGCGCTCTGTTTACCCTCTATCACAGTCGAAAATCACTGTATAGAATCAAGGACTGAAACGCAATTTCGAAAATTGGTGTGTGCCAAGAGATTCGAACTCTTCAAGCCTTACGGCAACGGGGTTACAGCCCGCCCCACTACACCGCCAGTGGAGGACACACTTCTAAACTCGCTCAAAATTGTTTAGTTGTAACGGTATCACAACCATGTTCCGATGGGACTACCCACATTGTCAAAAAGAACTTATCACAATTCTTTGATTTGTCAACAATAATTTATTTATTATTTAGAAATCAGAGTAATTTTTCTTTTAAGAATTTCTTCTGATATTTGCTTTTCCAACCAACTTCTTTGTTGGAAGATTTTCTTACCATACTTTGGCTTTTCAAATGGTTGATAGTAATTCCAGATGCGATAGATGTATTTTTTCATATTGTGTGGGTAAAGTATATTGTAGTTTTTAAGATTGCCTCCCCCCTAGCACCACCAAGGGGAGAGGACTTTCACCATGTTACCGAAAAATTAAATCAGTTTGAGACTGTTGATGATATTCCGCACTTGACGTTGTTTGGCATCGTCTGGACAATTGTGAATGTCCGTATTACCATGACGATTTTCGATGACCAAGCTAATGATCATTGCGCCATGATTATCTGCCTCATCGAGATACTTTTCAAATTCCCATTCAGACGTGTTCGTGTTGGCAACAACCACAACATCACAATCGGGATCTTCCAAAGCATTGATGAATTTGTCGTAACAATCTTGATGGGCATATTTAATTTTAGTGCCATCGAAGTTGTAGTTACCATGCTCATCCATGAAGAAATCATCTGCGGTAACAACGCGCACTTTCTTTTCATTGAGAGATGTCAAAAGGTTTGCGAGAGTCGATTTTCCCGAACCAGAAACACCACGTAGGATAATAACCGTTTTCATGTTGCAAAGTATAATGTAGTTTTTAACCAATGTAAAGATTCGGATGAATCTTGACGATAGCACCATCATTGAGTAATGCTACGACCGAATCGTCAGTCTTCGTGAATTTGAACACGCGCTTTACAGCTTTGGAAAGCATGTAAGATGGATTGCTACTGTAACCATTTTCCCATTCGTAGCATAGATCACTGCATTCACCGCTATCCAATTCCACACCGTTTCGTCGTCCTTGACTGATATGATACTCCACTGTGATATTCAAAGGAATACTGTAATCATGCATGGAACGTAGGAAAAGGGGATATGAGTAACCACCACGAATATCACATCCAGTGTGTGCATGAACGACAGTAAGTGTGCTATCGCTAGCATACAGCCAATCGTTGTCATTCAGATCGGTATACACCGACCACTGATAATCCTGCGATAGATCGTTTTCCGAATTGTAGGTGTTATCGCCAGATTGCTTAAACAATCCCAAGACATCTTCCACGAATCGCTCACCTGCTTCAAACCAATTCAAATCTTCGTTCTCTGGTAGTTCCAACCACTCTTCAAACTGTGCTTGAATGTCCTTATCAACAGTAAAAAATTCGCTCAACATGTGAGCAGATTCGATAGTGGCATTGATTTCATCGTTCCACAGATCGAGTTTGATCATCGGTGTGCTTTCTGAAATTGGTGGCTTTTCATAATGGCGACCATAGAAGTCTCCAGAATCCAAAATAGATTTACCACTGTTGTGACGAAATGCTTTTGCGATGATGTCGAAGTTTGTCATGGCATCAGTATATTGTAGTTTTTAATAAGGATGGAATGTCGGCTCAGGTTTCAAATTTGACAAACTGTGTTTTGATGTTTGTGCTTTGAATTTTGATTTTTGAAAACAATATTTTAAGTTTTGAATTTTTTGCCGAAAAAAGTATTGGCAATTTCGGGAATCATTTTCAATATCATAGTGTTTGCATAACCATGCAAGATCAGAGTTAGTAGTATCACGAGGATACAAGCGTCATCTTTTCCACATGAGCCGACAAAAGCTTTATTTCAACTCAGTCGTTGCGTTGTAGTTGTCAATCTTGTCTTGCAACTTTTCAGCGAGACCACGATACGATTCGATTAAAGTGTCAACGTTTTTTTGATCAAGACTATATTCAATAGTATAGTCACTGTCAACCACACGATTGGTTGTATAGTCATGTGTTTGAACTGGATAGCCACTCACACCAGTAGGCAAAGTTTCAAGAAACTTAATCATCCCTTTTGTCTCAGCAAGATCAGCGAGTTCATTCGAGATACCAGCATTGGCAACAGCAAGCTGTTCCTTGAGACGCACAAGACTTGCCTTTTCAAGTGTTAGGCGTTTAAATAGTTCTGCAACATCATCCACAGGTGGGCGATTGCTGTTATATCTATTGTTCTTAACGATTTTCTTTTCGAGTTCGGCGATGCGACCTGCGATTCGATTTTTCTCTTTCAATCCTTGGGCGATGTTCATGTTATTATTTTATATTAGTTTTTAAAAAAGTCAAGTTATTTATTTTTCGTAAATTTCAAATGGAATGTTATTGTTGAAAATCCGATTTAGATAACACATAAAATCCTCGTTTCGATCACTATTAAAGACATGGTCAAATAGAAAATCTTCGGCTCTACCTGTTAGCTTTGGATTCGCTTCATCACAAAGATCATGCTTGAGCTTTTCAAAAAGTTCATCTTGTTTGCGAGCGAGACTATGAATCTCTTGTCGTGTTTGCGTAATGCGTTTGATATTATTTTCGTTCATCATAACTAAGATTGATAATTTTGAAGCTTCCACCTTTGTGCATCTTTACCACTACACCTTCAAATGGCTTATCATTTAGAGTAGTAATATCTTTACTATAATGTTGAATGTGTTCTGGAGTCAAGACCACATCACGCTCAATGATTTCCACGGTTGGAATGTTTAGTGCTTCGCAAAGTTTGGCATAATGATGCGGATCATCATGAGCTTCATAACGATAGTCATCCATGTTCCATACGCTATATGCAGCAAAACCAAGAGGTGATTTAGCATGTGGATTTTTTCCATGACCTTGAATGCCGACACCATAGATTTCACCACGCAACGCAAGAGAAACATTATGCTCTTGGCAATAAGCTAATAGCTTTTCAACGAGGTTTTCTTTAGCTGCTGCAAATGTATATTGATTACTACATTCGTCTTTGAGTTGTAAGCTACGACTGCAAATACCAGTCTCCCAAATATCACCGTCATTTTTACGAGCAAACACTGTCATGCTGCTGCCATCAACCTTAAAGGTAATGTCACATTTTTCTCCGTATGGCAAGTCAGCGATATTTTGCCAACGCTCTTCATCAGTTTTAGGCAATCCCTTTGGCAAATAGCCAGCGGCTTGCAAATCTTTTGGTGGTGGAGTCTCATATTTTGTTACTCCAAGATATTCAGAAATATCATCACCTACCGTCAATTGATTTGCATATTCAAATGGAACCAAATCATATAATGGCATCACAATACCAAAGCTCCATACACCACGCAGCTTACATGCCTTCACACGATTACTACGAGCTTTGAACACTGCTGCCCAAGGCTCATCGGGTAGAATAGTATCAGGTTGAATCAATACTACTCGATCACCTTGTGCAAATTTATCTTTTTGAACAATGCATTCATAACCCAAAACACGAACGATCTCAAGACTATCTGCGTTATTATGTGGTAGCACTTCTGCCACGATTTCTACACTTGCTAGTTTCATATTTTTCTTGCTTCTAAAATTAAATTTGCTGCTAGTTCATCATCAAATTCATATTTGATCTTACTTTGATCCATAGCATCTATCAAATCTGCATATCTCGAATATACCTCATCTTTCAATTCGTTCAAACTATAATTGGATGGATTTGTTTTGATGTCCATAAGCTTTTCGTATAGTTCTTTGGAATGATCTTTCACATTCACCATGTATTCACCAGTATTGAAAAAATGATTACCTACCACGCATAGACGAATGATCTGCACAAAATTCTTCGGCGAAAACCCAAACTGATCCACTTTTTCTTTTCTCTTACCACCCAATCTCCCACTTCGTTCTCCCGTTGCTAGTTTCATTTCAGAGAAAACATAACCTTTCAAAGAGCTTTTCAATTTATCACTATCAATCAATGAATAGCGATTTTCACGAACTTTATCGAAAAAAGGATGGGTGTAAGTAAAGGATTCTTTAGGTGCGAATAAAATCTCCAACACCTGTGTATTAGTCTTTCTTAACAATCCCATATATCTCCCAATCTCATAATAAGTCGCATCATGTGGAGATTCCGTCACGATGTTTTCAATGATTGATAAACCACTGGTATGTAATGGATTGAGAGCTACAAACAATCCGCGATAATCGACATCTGATTCGGGAGTATTTAGACCATAAAGAACACTACCACCAATCAATTGACAAATCAGTTGGCTTTGGTGTTTAATGAATGATGGGTGTTCAGTGATATTCATGATCTTATTATAAACTATTGTATTGATTTGTCAAGAGCCACCTTAAAAAAAGTGGCTCTTGAATTTAAATTATTATTGTTTGAAGCGACGAAGTTGCCATTGGTAGAGATTGTTGTAATCAACATCAATACCCATGCGAATAAGAGTCGCGTGAATCTGAGTCCAAGTGAATCGACGTTTGCGAAGCTTGGCAATACCTTTGCGGTTGTTGTCAAGGATATGCGTGATTCCCTTGTTATACCATGGATTACGAGCGATTACAGGACGTGTGATGTTGTGTGCGCAGCAATTTAGTTTATTCATGTCTTTAGTTAATTTAATTGATTTAGTTGATTTAGTTGATTTGTGGGGGAGAGATTTTTAGCCACCGAAATCTTCAGTGGAGAGAATGTTGTCTTTCTTGATTGTAAAGCACTCTGGTTTCTCATCAGATGTTGCTTTAGCAGCTTCGGACGGTGTTAGATAGGTAGCAAATGTTTTGCGATCTACCTGTTCACCATTGACAAAGTAAATGGTTTCGCATCGACTATCAGTCGGATACAAGCGGACGTAATCAGCACCCTTGTGCGTGATAAGATATGGGAACATGGAATTGCCTTGTTCATCGACTTTCCACTCACCCCATGGTAGAGATTGAACTTCACCACGTTCACCATTGGCGATACCAGCTTGAACGCTAGAAAGATTTGCGAAATTGATACCTGCACGACAAACTGCACTGGTATGTTTTTCCAAGATAACACCAGCTTTTTTGTGCGCTGCTGCTGGAGTTGGATTGCTTTTCCAAACAGCTTTCACAAACTGTCCTTTGGCTTTCATGATGCGCTCGATGATTTGTTCGGCGGTCAACGATTGTTGTTTAGTAGAGTTGCTCATTGTGTGTTAATTGTAATGTAGTTTTTAAGAGTTGTTGATGATTTTATGAATTTCTTTGCAGTGATTTTGAATTTTCCAGATAGCATTGACACCACGACCAATCTTCTCCATCTTGTTTTCACCCACCATAGCTCGCAATAGAATGCCAGCAGTTTGTGGGGAGACACCAAGTTTAGCACAGACATTGGCAAGTGTCCATTCATTATTTTCGCTATTGAGTAATTCTTTCATTCTGACTTCTGAGACATTGACAACGGGTTCTGGTTCTTCGATTGGTTGATCATCGGCAGCACCTTTGAAATCCAATCCCTTGGGTGTCATGTATGCGATATGCTGTTTGGTATTCCCACATCGATTTTTATAAACATCGATGATACGCATGTCGGTATTGTCCTTATCAACTGATACTTTCATGTTGATTTCCACTGCATGAATGATGTCCGTTCCACCCTTGGGCAAACCAGTTGTCGTGATATGCAACACGAAAATCAATACACATTTAGTTTGTTTCGCAGTGGATATGAGAAGATCCTGTGCGTATTGGTAAAATTCCTTTTTCTTTAAATCTTTGTTGTTACTACGAAGAGCTTGAAAGCTATCAACTACCATGACATCATAGTCACTCATGGCAGATGCGATATCCTCAACATTTTTGATATGTGCGATTTCAACATCCGACAGACCAAGACGATGGCAAGCGTATGCGAGTTGCTCGATCTCTTCTTCTCCAGATGCAATCGCGAACTTTTTACCCTGTTCAGCAAGCATTTGCCCAACTTGGAGTAGGAATGTCGATTTACCTGCACCTGGTGTGCCAGTAATGGTAATAGTGCTACCAGCTACCAATCCTTTGAGATGTTCAGAACCAAAGATCAAATCAACCTCATCGCATCCAGTAACCATACGATTAAAGTATTCCTGTGGAATAACCACGGACGAGCATTTTACGAATTTAGTATCGGCAATATTCAACAGCATGGCAACAGTGTATACTAGTTTTTAACATCGAAATCGACCTCACCATCTTGGTAGCCTTTTTCATATCCATCGGCGTAAGAAAGTTGTTTGATGTCATCGATAATGTCCATAATCAGTTGCACTGCCTTGTCGGAAGATGTGGACAAGGAGTTTTCTAATAAGATACGCTTGATGATCGTTTCGAGGTCAGATGATGGCTCTAAATTGATAACCACTTCGCCATCATTTTTACTAACAATACCCTTAGAAATTAACGAATTGGTGGTCTCATTACACTTTTCGTTCTCGCTCCAAATCTTCAAAGATTCCGAGGAAAGGTTGGGTGCTGCCATGAGAACACTAATCGTCGCGATCTCATCGAGACTGAATGTGCCATCTAATAATTCCAAAGGAATTGTGATATCTTGTTTTTCCATAATTTAATTTAGATTGATTTTCTTCAAAAGCAAGTGATACACCAATGATATTCTAGTTTTTAAAGACATATGAGAAATCATCATTCTCCCCCAGAGTCCCCATACTATCCCAAACCATGTCAAACAAACCTTCTAGTATTTTGGTGTTATGGAAGAATGTCGTGTTGGAGATGACAACATCATCCATTATAGCGTGTAATCTAAAATTCTGCGTTATTTCTTTTTTAATATCCATACTTTCTTATTTCATTGTCTATATTGATACGAACACTATTACCAACCGTGTCGCGAACATGATGTGTAATCGCGAAACTTGTTAAGCAATAAAGATTGCCATGAATTTTGTCACTCAATGTGCTATAACACGATTTGGAAATCAGGTCATG